TATGCCGCTTTTCAAAGAGCGAAGCAGCAAGGTTAGTTTTGGCAAAGGTACTTAACTTAGGAGTCTTATATGGCTTACCCTACGATTGACGCCCCCTACGGGCTAAAGCCAATCAACTTGATTGGTGGTCAGGTCTTTGCGGGCTCAACCCGTGAACTTCCAATTACCTACGGCTACGCTACCAACATCTTCTACGGAGATTTTGTTACGCTGGTTCGTGGTAATTTGGAACGCATTACCGTTTCGACTGGTGTTGTCGGTACGTTGATGGGCGTGTTCCTTGGCTGTTCGTTCACCAACCCGATCACCAAGCAAAAGCAGTTCTCGCAATATTGGCCCGCTTCGACGCTGGCTGGTGACGCGGTTGCTATTGTTTCGGACGATCCGGATGCTGTGTTCCGCGTGGCAATGGTGTCTGGCACCACTGTTATCGCTTCTGGCGCACGGGCTATGATTGGTCAGAACTTGGCTGCGGTGAACAACACTGGCAGCACCAACACCGGCAACTCGGCTAACGCTGTGCTGGCTGACACTTCCATTGCTCTGACGGCTGCTCTGCCGATCCGTGTTATGGGTCTGGTGCCGGATACTGCGATCCAGCTTGGTACTGCTACTTACGGTAGTATTTCCACTGCTACGGTTACCGTGTCTGCGTTGAACTGTACGCCGATGGTTGGTTGTGACGTTGGTTCGTTGGCTGCTAACGGTCAGTACATTGCCAGTGGTTCTTATGTTGCATCACTGACAAACTCTACCACCGTTGTGTTGAACGCTGCTCCGCTTGTTGCGTTTGCTGCTTCGTCCACAATCGTCTTCACCCAGTACCCAGAAATCCTTGCTAAGATCAACTTTGGTCTGCACAAGTATTATGCTGGCACTGCTGTCGCTTAAGGAGCTAAATCATGGCTATTTCACGCGCACAACTACTTAAAGAACTCCTGCCTGGACTGAACGCACTGTTTGGTCTGGAATATGCTCGTTATGGCGAAGAGCATAAGGAAATCTACGAGACGGAAACTTCGGAGCGTAGCTTTGAAGAGGAAACCAAGCTGTCTGGCTTCTCTGCCGCTCCGGTGAAGAACGAAGGCTCTGCCATTGCTTATGACAATGGTCAGGAAGCTTGGACCGCTCGCTACAACCACGAAACCATTGCCCTGGGTTTCTCCATCACTGAAGAGGCGATGGAAGACAACTTGTACGACAGCCTGTCTGCTCGTTACACCAAGGCTCTGGCTCGCGGTATGGCGTACACCAAGCAGGTCAAGGCTGCTGCTGTCATCAACAACGGGTTTAGCTCGACCGTTGTCTATGGTGACGGTGTGTCCCTGTTCTCGACGGCTCACCCGCTCGTCTCTGGTGGCACCAACAGCAACCGCCCTGCGACTGCCGCTGACCTGAACGAAACCTCGCTGGAAAGCGCTGTGATTCAAATCGCAGCATGGACCGATGAGCGCTCGTTGCTGATCGCCGCTAAGCCTAAGAAGCTAATCATCCCGCCTGCTCTGATGTTCGTTGCTACCCGTCTGTTGGAAACGTCGCTGCGTGTTGGCACGACCGACAACGATATCAACGCCATCAAGAACAACGGCTCGATCCCTGAAGGCTACACGGTCAATCACTTCTTGACCGACGCTAACGGCTGGTATCTGACCACGGACGTTCCTAACGGCTTGAAGCACTTTGTGCGGACTCCGTTGTCAACTTCCATGGATGGTGACTTTGACACCGGGAATACTCGGTACAAGGCACGCGAACGATATTCTTTTGGTGTTTCGGACCCGCTTGGCATGTACGGAAGCCCTGGTTCGTCCTAAAAGCAGGGGTTTACCCTACTTAAAAGGCCCTTCGGGGCCTTTTTCACGCCTGTTGACTTGTAGCTCGTATCGGTGTACACTGATGACTCCTTAGCTTTGTAGCGAGCATCAAATGGCAGTCATCTACCAGATCACGAACATGGTAAACGGCAAGTACTACATAGGTAGCGCCGAATCTTTTGAGCGCCGCATGTGGCAACACAAGAACGACCTCAAACGCGGGGCACACAAGAACCCGCATCTGCAAGCCTCATGGAACAAGCATGGCGCAGATGCCTTTGTGTTTGAAGTGTTAGAGGTTGTGCCCGAAGGGGCTACTACGTTTGGTCACGAGAACACGTATTTGCATGTGCATGTAGGTAAGGCAGAGTGCTATAACGTCAACACAGACGCAATAGGGATGCGAACAGGAATAGCTCATTCTGAAGAATCCAAGGCAAAAGTAAGCGTAAATCGGAAAGGCAAACACGCAGGTTCAGAGCACTACCGCTTCGGCCAGACCGTAAGTGAAGAAGTCCGCAAAAAGATCGGAGACACCCAGCGCGGAGTCGAGAAAGGCCCACGCACGTTTACCCCTGAAGGCTTGGAGATCGCTAGGGCAACCATGAAGCGCAACGCACGGGAGCAGGTTCCAGCAGCCTTCCAAGCAGTGCTAGCCAAGTTTCCCGTGGAAGTACAGGAGCGGTATGACTTTAGCAATGCGGTGTACACAGGGGCGCTGAATCGGATCGAAGGCATCATTTGCCCTACGCACGGCGTGTTCTCTCAGTACTCTGCGCAGCTACGGAAGAATGGGGCAGGTTGCCCTACGTGCGGTGGTATGCCCCGTGCTGCGTCCAGCAAAGTGCGCCTAAAAGCTTTGTGGGCTGATCCAGCGTGGAGGGAGAAATTACTAGCCACACGCAAGAAAACCCCTTGCATTCCCCCAACGCATGTGCTATAAACACTTACCGGACCCCCGGTACATCAAACCGCTCCGGTCGGGCGACATGCAGATTGATGTACTTAACTCGCATGTGAGGCACTAAAAATGGCTGTAGCTACCCACCTTGGCCCCTGGCTGCTCGGTACTGTCAAAGACACGACCGGCACGACCGCAGGCTTGATCCGTAACGTCGGTACTACTGTCAGTACGCAGTCTAAAGCTGTTCTGTACACCGACATTACCGCTGGAACCTCTGCGTTCACGATCCCTGCCGGGTCAATGATCATGCAGGCGTTCTTCAACACCACAGTTGCCTACGCAACCACCACCCCGACGTATGCGTTGTTCGTTAATGGCACGGCTATTAACACCGCAGCTAACGGCAGTGCGTTTACAGCTACCGGCACGGTTAACCTTCTGTTGGGCAACAACAACGCTGCTGCGGCTGTTCTGTGCAACAACGTCGGAACCACTGACGCGGTCATCACCTTCACGCAAGCTAACGTCACTGCCACTTCTGGTGCTGGGACTCTGGTGTTGATTTACACGGTGCGCAATGCTGACGGTACTTATGGCGCAGCAAGCTAAACAGGGAGCATTGCCATGATGCAAACTGATGTAAAGTCAACTCATACTGGTGGGGCTCAGACTAATCAAGCTTTGCTTTCAGGCCGAATCCGTATAAAGTCAGTGATCATTGCTGGCGGTGCGGGGGCCGGAGCGGCTAAGTTCCTTGACGCTTCTGGCGGGAATCTCCTGCTGGAAATTGACACGGGCGCTAACTCCAATCTTACTAACGTCATCTTGCCGGGGGAAGGTATTCTCTTCCCTAACGGAGTTTGGTACACCGCAGTAGCGGTTGTCCCAATAGGTGTCACGGTAGTTTACGGATAAAGCATGGAATCCCAGCACCTTATTAACGTAGGACTGGGCGTTTCTAGTGCTGTCTTTGGATGGCTGGCCCGTGAGCTTTGGACAGCGGTCAAGGATTTGAAAGAAGACTTGTCTAAACTGTCTGTTGAGCTACCCAAGACTTATGTCACGCGGGACGACTACCGGTCAGACCTTAAGGAAATCAAAGACATGCTAGGTAAAATCTTTGATCGGCTTGAGAATAAGGCAGACAAGTAATGCCTAGCACAAGCAAAAAGCAGCATAACTTCATGGCGGCTATTGCTAATTCCCCGTCTTTCGCTAAGAAGGTGGGTGTTCCTCAATCTGTAGGCCAAGACTTCAGCGCTGCTGACAAAGGCCGCAAGTTCGCTAAAGGCGGTGATACTATGGCTACCAAAGGTGTTAACCCATTTGCTCAGTTTAAAAAAGCTGGGAAAGACGAAGAGGCTAAAGGCAAGGGCAAGCCCAAAATGCCCATGAAGTTCGCCGCTGGCGGCTTCACTCGCGCTGCTGATGGTGTTGCCCAAAAAGGCAAGACTAAGGCCAAGCAGATCAAAATGGTCGGTGGCGGCAAGTGCTAAAGGGGATGAACGTGAAAAAACGTCGGTTTGCTTTTGGTGGGTTTAGTGACATTGATGAGGGGCGAGATACCCCTGATCAAGCGTTGGCCCGCAAAGCTTCTAATTCTAAATACGCTAACGATGCTGCTGATAAAGCGGCTGGGTTAGCGTCTACTAAAGGCCAGGACGTAGGGCTTAAACGCCTCTTTATGGGCAACATCGACAAGCCCGATTCAGAGGCTGGTCAGCAGTTTGGTGCCGGTAGGGCGCGACTTGATCGTATGCCCGCTGCCCCGGATCGCAGCAAGACCATGGGCAACAGAAACATGGAAGGGTTTGATCTTCCCAAGCCCTCTCCAGTACCAGTAGTGCCGCCTAAAATAAATGTTGATGATAGGCGCAGGGCGCAAGATTACGCCGATGATGTTGGTGGTCCCACTGCGGATAGGGAAAAAGCTCAAACATACGCTGATGAGTTCGGGCCTAATGTTAAGCCCGTTGTTAGGCCCGTTGTTAGACCCACTGTCCGGCCAAATATTTCCGCGTCGGATAAGCCAATGCCCCCCGTTGGCCCTATGGGATCGACAAAACGGGGAGAAATCCCCGGCCAAGCGAGTGATGTCAAAGCCCCAGCAAGCACGGGTCAAGATACTTCCGGCCCTAGCAACTTGGGACGTATAGCCTCTGCGGTAGGGGCTGGCGCTGGTGTTTTGGGCACTGCTGCTGCACTGCGCACTGCGGGTCATGCAGGCCGGTATGCAAAAACAGCGGAGAAAACAGCCAAAACCTTTAAGGACGCTACCAACGCAAACAACGCTAAGAAAGCTGCGATTGCTACTAGTCGGGTTACAAAGGCAAAAGCTGAAGCGGCAGCAAAGACGGGTGGCCCTAAAGAGAAAAATCCTTTCAACGCGACAAAAGATAAAACTCCGCGTGGGCGGTCTAGCTTTAAGTCGGCAGACGACCGTGAACCCGAATTCAGGCGCGGCGGTGCAGCTAAAGCTTATGCCTCTGGTGGTTCAGTCTCTAGCCGCGCTGATGGTTGTGCCCAACGGGGTAAGACCCGTGGAATGATGAGGTAGTTATGAGAGCTAGCCGGGGTATGGGTGCTATCAACCCCGACAAGATGCCGGGGGCCAAACGGACCAAACGTCGGGATAGTACTGACTTTGAGATGTTTGCCGAAGGCGGCTCGGTTAGCCCAGCGTGGCAACGTAAGGAAGGCAAGTCCGATGCGGGTGGTTTGAACGCTGCTGGACGCGCCTCTTACAATAGAGCGAACCCCGGCAAGCCTGGGTTGAAAGCTCCGCAGCCAGAAGGTGGTCCCCGCAAGAAGTCATTCTGTGCCCGGATGTCTGGGATGAAAAAGAAACTGACTAGCGCAAAAACAGCTAACGACCCGGATAGCCGCATCAACAAAAGCCTGCGGGCGTGGAAGTGCTAAATGGCAACCAAGGCAAAGTCAACTGTTAATGAAGCAGGCAACTACACTAAACCTGAGTTGCGTAAAAAGATTGTGTCGAGTGTGAAGGCAGCAGCTACTCAAGGTACAGGGGCTGGACAATGGTCAGCCCGTAAAGCCCAGCTTGTTGCGAAGAAATATAAAGCTTCGGGTGGTGGGTACAGGGATTGATGTGAAAACACCGCAGAAATCGCTGAAGGACTGGGGCGACCAAAAGTGGCAAACCAAGTCTGGTAAGCCATCATCCGAAACCGGTGAGCGGTACTTGCCCGCAAAGGCAATACAAGCGCTTAGCCCCGCTGAATATGCCGCTACAACCAAAGCAAAACGTATGGGTAAGGCCGCAGGCAAGCAGTTTGTAGCGCAACCCAAACGCATAGCAAAGAAAACAGCAGGGTTTAGATAATGGCAACATCAGGCACCCAAGTATTCAACCTAGACCTTAGCGAGATTGTTGAGGAAGCGTTTGAGCGTTGTGGTGCGGAACTGCGTACTGGATATGACCTTCGCACTGCTCGTAGGAGCCTTAACCTACTGTTTGCTGACTGGGCTAATCGTGGTATCAATCTGTGGACTGTTGACCAAGGGTCTATCACTCTTGTTCCGGGCACAGCGACGTACAACCTACCGATCTATACCGTCGATCTCTTGGAGCATGTTATCCGCACCGGAGCAGGTAACGCTTCCACGCAGGCGGATTTAAACATCACGCGGATCAGCGTCTCTACCTACGCTACGATCCCCAACAAGCTGACCCAGGCTAGGCCCATTCAGGTCTACATTGACCGAATCTCCCCCACACCGACGATCACTGTCTGGCCCACACCTGACAACTCCCAGACGTACACGTTCGTGTACTGGCGGCTGCGCCGGATTGAAGATGCTGGTAACGGTGTGAACACGATGGATGTGCCTTTTAGGTTCCTGCCGTGTATGATTGCAGGGCTTGCTTCCTACCTCGCTTTGAAGGTTCCTGGGGGTCTAGAACGTGCGCAAATGCTTCAGGCGCAGTATGATGCTGCATGGGATTTAGCGGCGGGTGAGGATCGAGAGAAGGCTGCGGTTCGGTTCGTGCCACGGCAACAGTTCATTAGCTGATCATGGGTAATAGGTTTGCAGCAGGTAAACGGGCGATATCGGAGTGTGACCGATGTGGGTTCCGTTTCAAGCTTAAGAACCTCAAAGGGTTGGTGATCAAGA